AATCCCCGATGAGTATATATTGGATTATTTCAGACCTTTAATCAAGTTTAAATGATGAGCGAAGATAAGAATTTCGACAGACTTGAGTTCCTCGGGGAGGTCGATTCCAAGGATACACACACGATAGAAAATGTGGATGATATGTCGCTGGCAGAACAGAAGGCGGTCAGATATGGGCAGGATACGAAATACCGCAGTCACCTCGCTATCTGGGTCATGTGGATAGTCCCAGGCTGGCTTGTTTTGGTAATAGTTATACTTGGTTTGTGTGGGTTCCGCGTGATGGAACTGAATACCGAGGTGCTTATAACGCTTCTTGCCACTACCACTGTCAATGTACTTGGCTTGGCGTATATTGTGCTAAAAGGCATATTCAGATAGACAGTGCAGTTAAAGAAAAAGGAAGCCGCATCTAAGGCGGCTTCCTTTTCACTAACCTAAACACTATAACTAAACAAATGAGGCCACTTATGAGCCATATTATGTTGGACGAACGAACATTGCTGTATTTCTCTTTCGTATCATCAGACTTCTTGGATTGTTCATCCTTGTCAATGAGGGCCTCTCCGATATCCGTAATTACGGTCTCAAGGCTTTCCTCCGTGTTCCGTTTGGTACCATGCTGACGGATGGTGGTTTCCTCGCTCTTTACCGGTGGCTTCCCAGTGGAAGAGAGCACAGGACGTGAGGTGTCATATTCCACCCGCACCGTAGTCACTGTCTCATCGCACGACTCCTCGATTCGGGTGTTCCCCTGCGTATTCTCGGAGTAAGACTCTGAGGTGAGTACGCTCAAGACGTTCTTGTCCTCTGACCTCGTCTTGACGGAGCTCTTATGGCTTCCGCAGGATGCGAAGAGCAGCAGGAACAGGATGGCCTGCAGCGGACATCTGAGGATGTGTCGGTCCATCCAGTCCATTATCCAACGCCATAACTTACGATACATACTTAAGGTCCTCCAGTCTGTTGAGCCATCCTTGAAGATTGTCCTTGTCAGACGGCCGTTTCACACAAAGGTTTTTATAAAAGGCGATGCGCGCCTGCTTGATGGCCCCGAAGAGCGGAAGAGGACTGCGGGAGTTCAGCGCCGCCAATGTTTTCGGCCCCACAACTCCGTCAATGGTCACTCCAAGAATCTTTTGCACTCCGACGATGGCGTTCTTGCCGGACATCCATGTCCAATCGACCACCATGTTGGCGATGGACTGGCTCTCAATCCGGTCGGCGCTCCATCGGTCCCAATAATGCGGTTTCAACACCCTGCTGACCACTTCGTCATCGGTGAGCAGCTTGAGGTCATCCACATCGATATCACCGTCTCCGTCCTTGTCGTAGCCCACGCTGCGCCAGGTGGAGAGTGTCACTCCCTTGTTTGTCGGACCGCCTTTGTCATTCTTGCGGTTCGAGAAGCCGCCCTCCCATTTCAGGATGAACGGCGCCAGTTGATACACATCAGCCATCGTCCTCCTCCTTTCGCGAATTGTTTAGGTACTTCGCGATTTCTTCCGCGATGGCCGCAGGATCCGTTCTGTGTTTCGCTATCTCGGCAGCCAGCGCTGTCACCTGTTTCATCTCACGCCGTTCCTTTTCGTTGGCCGGCTCGAGGATACTGTGTATCTCCACCGCCCCCACAAAGAACGCTCCGCAAAAGACCAGCCATGGGAAAAGAGGCATCGACCATCCGTTGAAGTTGTTCAGGTACCAGAACCCCATGATCTGCATGGTGTCAAGCACAAGCAACGCCAACAGCATGTTGTAATACCTGGCCACCTTGATGGCGGTACGTTTCTGCTTGTCGGAAGTGATAGCCTCTCCCCGCTGCTTCGCCTTCCGGATGCCCGCCCAAAAGTCGAACATGATGAAGAATAGCGGAGTGACAAGGATGCCTAACGTGACAAACAGCACAACGATTAATTGATTGTAGTTTCCCATAAGTTTCTTTTTTCTTCAAAGTTATCAAATTTGCCAAATAAATCGCTGATATATATGGCATTATTAATAATTTTTATTTAATTAAAGGTGGCGCACTGCACAAGTACGCCACCTTTTGCACTTCCATCAGTTAGAGGCCACCGTTTTCCATGTGCTTCCTCCATCGGAACTTGTCTGCACTCCATTGCCCGACACGCGCAGCATATAGTCACCGTACTTCGTTGTGAACCCCGTGCTGTTGAAATGGAGCATCCCATTCCCGAAGTTGCTCAGCAAGCCGTCATACCCGATAAGGGTGCGCTCATAGTTACTCCGGGTGAATCCCCATGTAACAAAGAATATGCAGGACGATATGGCATTTCCTGTCACAGCGGCTTGCGCTCGCATATTGTTTGTCTTCACAATGAAATAGTAGTCCCCCTCATCATCTTCCGTGATATCTATCGTCTTGTTAGGCGTATAGGTAAGCCTTATCACATCACCGCTCGTAAACGTCTTGTTACTGGCCGCGTAAGTCAGTGTCTGACATTTCACCCCGTTCTTGTAGATGTCGATATCGAAAATCGGGGCCGTTGCGGTGATGGTTATGGAACCACTTGAACCGATGTAAGGTACTTCCATGGACATGATTACCTCGCTAAATTTGATTTTAGACCCCTTCTCCAAGAATCCAAGATGGGTTTTTCCGGAAACCAATCCAAGAGCGAATGAAGTGTCGGTTGTCGGGAAATACTGTGAATAGTCCAGATAGATGCTATCCATCGCTTCATCCCTTCCCGTACCATAGAGGTTCGTGTTATACTCACCCACAGAGGCGTTCATCACCTTCACTTTGCAGAATCCGTTCGAGTCGAGCAGCCCCATGCTGTACTTGTCCAGTACGAGGTTGTTACCCAACTTTATCTGACCGTTCGCACTGTCAAGGAGTACCGCAGGCACGAAGGAGTCCTTCTTGTAATCCGTTGACGGGCTGCCTGACAGAAGGCCTTCCATGGACATGAGGCTACCATCTTTCAGTATCCACGAGCCGATGAGAGCCCATTCCGCCAAGAGCAGCTGCGTGGCTACGCTCTCGAAATTCGAGCCGAAGTCGTTCCAGTAGGCAGTGTCGGTCGGCTCCTTTCCTGTAAATGCACCCGCATCAATACGGGCAATCTTGTAGACATCACCGTACTTAATCACATCCAGGCGGTACTCTGTGCCGTAGTACGTCTTCGTGCTGTCGTAAACGCCGCAATAGATACCAGCCGGGCTTTTGCCGTCCGCTCCGTCCTTGCCGTCTGCTCCATCCTTGCCGTTGGTTCCGTCTTTCCCATCTTCCCCGTTCGTGCCATCCTTTCCATCTGCGCCATCGTATGGGGTCACTCGCACGGGTGTGCTCCAGGATCCTACAAGGGAGTCGTCGCTGCCTTTGATTTCCGCCTTGGTCATCCAGATATAATATCCGATTGACACGCCAGGCATCTCGGTGTCCCATCCGCTCGGAGTGCGAGACGCGGTGTCAAGTGATGGGGCTGTGGAAGTGGAGCCGTTGGACTGATACCGGTATTCGGTGTAATTACCGCTCACACCGTCCTTCGCATACTTTCCGATGACCTGCTTGGCACTTGAATACGAGGTGTTGTCCGTGAACTCAATGTAGGTGTAGTTCCACAGATAAGGAGTGCTCTCTGTCACCGTCTTCAGGGTTGTATCCCATCCGGATGTAGGTGCCGTGGTGGCACTGGTGCCAAGAGCGTATTTCTCCGTCACGGACTTGATTCCGCGTCCTGCGTCACCTTGCTTTGCGTAGTTATACACCACGTGGGCTTCCGTATCTCTCGTGGTCTCATCTGTGTAGACGGTGTGCTCGTAATTCCACAGGTAGGGCTTTCCCTCGCTTACTTCGGGTATTGTTGTCTGCCATTCCGTGGGTGCGGTCGCCCCATCGGCGCTGGCCGCATAATACTCTGTCACACTCTCAATGCCGTTGCCCGTCTTGCCGCTTGCACCGTCAATGACCACTGGGATGGTCTCCTTGTCCATGAGCGTGGAACCATTATAAAGATAGAAGGTCACGCTGGTCTTGGCGGATGTGACGGACAGCTCACCGTTGATGGTGTAAGAGGTCTCTGACCCTCCATCCACAGCATACTTCATCGCATATCCGCTTGGCAGCGAAGTGACCACAGAAGACGATGTGCCATCAGTTTTTCTCAACTTGCACGTTACCTTGGAGACGGAATAGCTGCCGCTCTCGCTGACTTTCACCGCCGTCTCGGAAGGAAACAGCTGGTAGATGACCGCATTGTCGCCGTCAGCGCCCGGCTTGACCTTGTTAATGACCAGCGAGAGGCTTCTTTCGTAGGTCACGTCGTTATAGACAGCCTTCACTGTGATGGGTATCTCGATGCGGTCCGCAGCTGCGGCGGTAATCGCTGTCACACTTACCTTACCCGTGGAGGCCACAGCTGAGGCGGTGACTCCCGATACGCTACCCAAGGTGATGGAGGACAGTGTGAGCTTCGTGGTGCCGTAATACATCGACACGTTCGCGGTGATGGGAAGACCGTTCTTCACCGCACCCGTGACATCACACGACACGGAGTCCATTTCGTTGTCCATGTCTGCGATGACAGGAGACACGGCGTCCTCTCCCTTGTCTCCCTTCTCACCGGAAATGCGGACAGGCGCACTCCAGGTTCCGCCCATCGTTCCGTCAGCCTTAATCTCCGCCTGCGTCATCCACAGATACTCGCCATCGTCGAGCGTTGGAGGCGTGTCAGACCATCCTTCGGGGTCTCTCGTGGACGTGGCTATGGACGGTGATACTGTCGGGCTTGAGTTCTTCGCGTACTTGAAGTCAGTATGCTCTCCGTCAGTTCCATCCTCTGCGGTGGCCTGCACGGGCGTGCTCCAGGTTCCCGCCTTGCCGGTGGACCCGTCGATGGTCGCCTTGCTCATCCACCACCGACCGCTCCCCGTTGGGGCGTCGCTCCAACCTGCGGGAACGGGGTCCGTACCGGTTGGTGTGTCCGGACATTCCGTGCTTTGCTTGAAGACGTAGTTCACGTAGTCGCCGCAGCTTGCCTCCACGGTCCAGTAGCGTGTGTCAGTGGGCACGATACCTTTGGACGGTGAGCTGGCCGTGTATCGGAACATCGAAGACTTGCCGTTGACCGCATAGGTGACGGTGTCTCCATTATAGTAATAGTAGGTGTCATTGAAGGCTCCTCGGAAACATGCTATCACGCTCTCGTCCCCGCTGGTGCTCTGTACGATGGTCCCCTTCAGCTTCAGCTGTCCGTCCCCATTGACGTTGAACTTCAGCTTGTCGGCCAGCCTGAGGGCGGAGTTCAGCATGTCGAAGTAACTCTGCCCGTCAGAAGATACCACACGGTCTGTGGTCACACGGCCAGGGAGCACCTCTGTGAAGCCATAGAGCGCCACAAAGCTTCTCTCTCCGTCATACTCACTGTTCAGAATACCTACAAGCAGGTGGTAATACCCATCCACCCGCTCCATGCCGATGGCTGACTCACTCAGCAGGAAGGTGCCTGTGTTGTCCGTCTTGCTCACCTTGGCGTAGAGATAATATCTTGTATCCGCATTGTCAAGGTAGGGTGATGTGAACGCGTCCATCTTCCAGAACTTGTATTCGCTTGCGGCGTGGCCGGATGAGAGGTCCGTGATGCCCAGCGTCATGTGCTGGATGATGCCACCTTCCACCGTGAGCGCACGGGCGCTCGTATCGTATACGATGGAATGACTTGTCTGCACGGGGTCACTCATGGAGGTCACAAAACGGAACTGCAGGCTCTCGTCACCGGCAATCAGCTGCATGGTCTGGACCGATATCGGTGTGACGGACTCGGTAAAGTTGCCAAGCATGGCTTCCTTCAGCATGTCCATCGTCTCCTTGGCGTCACGGAACCTCCGCTTGGTGAACTGCGCCGCCCGCTTCTGCACGCTGTCAATCGTCACCTCGGTATTGTTGATCTGCCGGAGGGACGAGGACAGCGATGTGCCGCTCACACTGTTGGATATCTCGATGGTGGGGGAGTAGGGTGACGTAAGGTAGTCCTTGATGCCGGTGATGCGCACCAACGAGCCTTCCGGGGCGAACTGTTCGTCAGTGAACAGCACATAGCCGCCGATGAGCAGCTTGCCGCCCACATCCAGCCAGTTCTTCTTCGCCCAAAGCCCTTGCAGCTCTCCCGAGAAGGTGAACTTCTGGTCCTCGCACTCATACAGTTTGCGCGCCGCCTCCCTCATCATATCCCATGCCGCACCGGTCTGCGTGTCGTTGTCGCAGATGTACTCATCGGGCAGCATGCAGCCGAACACGGC